AAATTCCAGCCGTTTGTAGCGGACATCGCCAACAAGGTACACAACCTCGGCAGCGATTCTCTCAAGATCATGCTGACGAACACGTCGCCGAATGCGGCCGACGCGACGTTCGACACCAGCGTTGATCTGCGCCTCGAGGCCACGTCAAACGCACTTGACTTGACGACCAGTGGCGGCTACACAGCGGGCGGCGCGGCCGTAACTATCACCGCAAGCTCGCAGTCCGGCGGCACGTACAAACTCGTCGGCAACGATCTCGTATTCACGGCTACGACCGGCTTCGGCCCGTTCCGCTACGCCGTGCTCTACAACAACACCGCCGGTGCCGCGAGCGGGCGCCCCTTGATAGGGTGGTGGGACTACGGTTCCGCTGTTACGCTGCTCGCGCTCGAGACATTCACGGTCGACCTCGATCAGGTGAACGGCATTCTGACGATCGCGTAGGTCGCGCATGGCCTACCGCGGCAACACCGAAGAGATGATGAAGCTGCGGCGCGGCGCCATAGGCGCGGTCGCTCAGACTGCGTACACCACTTCCTTTCCTGTCACAGAAAACCCAATCCTAGAAGGCGGTCTGTGGACGCGCGGCGGTTCAGAAGGCGTGTCGTGGACAGATCCGCAGACTGGCGCCAACTCAAGTTCTAGCGGGCAGATTGCGTTCGGCACTCAACTTCCGTCATCCGGCTTTACCGATTCGATCGCGCATTTGAAAAACTTTCTGCCGAATCACTATGCAGAAGGCGTGATGTTCAATGCCGCTACGGATCAGATCGAGGTCGAACTTCTGCTGCGGTTTCTTATCACGAACGGCAACGCACGCGGATACGAACTCGACTACGTATTCTCAGGCACCAATACTTGCGATCTGCATTTGGTACGGTGGGAAGGCGCGCTTGGCGTGTTCCAAGAGCTAAATGGTGGCGTCGCTGTTGCAACGGGCGTAGACATCAGCACTGGAACAACTCACAGAGGAACAATCTCGGGAAACACCATAACTGCGACGCGCAATGGCGTGACTGTTTTCACCTACGACTTACTCGCTAACTTCGTAGCTGACGGCTCAAGAATTTGGGGAGACGGTAATCCTGGTATGGGCTTTTGGGATGGTAGTTTGGCAGACGGCAACCACCGCAATCAGATGGGTTTCTCGACATTCTCGGCGGCGCAGGTATGACTATCCTAGCGACAGACGACTTCAACCGCGCCGATGCCGGAACACTTGGCGCCAACTGGACTGATCTCGCCGGAGAGACCGGCTGGTCGATAGTCTCGAACGAGGCCAAGGTAAACGCGACTGGTTCGGTGTCGATGGCCTCGCGCTATACCGCGGCATCGTTCCCGAACGACCAGTGGTGCCAAGTAGCGATTGGGTCGACAGTAGAGACGACAACTGATTCTGGCACAGGACCGATGGTGCGGTTGCAATCCGGCGGCGATCGCATACTTCTTCAGGGCAACACCGTTCAGACGCGCGTCTACAAAAAAGTGGGCGCGACGTTCACGCAACTAGGAAGTGATGGCCCTGCTGTTACGAATGGCGACGTGTTGTACGTCGAAGTTCGTGGCACTACCATCATCGCTATGAAGAACGGGTCCAGTATTTGTGGCAGTCCGATTGCGCTAGGTTCTGGGTCGGCGTCTGGAAACGCAGGCCTTTGGGCCAACCCCGCTGCCGTTCTTTGCACCGCGAACAACTGGTCGGCTGGCGACTTTGCAGTAGGTTTGCCAGACAAGGGACGCATCATCAGCGTATTCAAGACTTCGCATCGACCGCGCCCGTTTGGGCCGGGTAACGCACGGTAAAGGAAATACCATGAGCAGACAATCCTGGTCAGAACAGATTTTTTGGGCAGTAGCAGACGGGGCGCAGATCGTCAGTACAGCGACGGAAACGATCATCTTCCCCGATGTTACTATCCCCGCGAACTACATGGCAGACGGCCGCACGTTGTCGCTCGAGGCCGAAGGGCGCTGGAGTAACGTCATAACTGCTACGCCTACGCTGACATTCTTTCTTCGGTGGGGCGGTGTCGGCGGCACGCTGCTCGCGCAGACACCGGCGATTACAACCACATCCTCTGCCATTACGTCGGCGCCGTGGGGGCTGAAACTCAAAGTACAAACGCGTACCAACGGTGCGAGCGGTTCGTTGTTCGTCATGGGTGCTGTGTCGATCGGCAACGGCGTCGCTCCGACATTCGGAACGGTTACGAACTACGGCCTCGTCGTGCCCATGCACTCCGCTGGCACCACAGTTCCGGCGGCGGTTACGGTCGACCTAACCGCGGACACCGCACTCTCCCTCACGGCGAAGTTCAGCGCTTCGAACGCCGCGAACAACCTGACCGGGCACATCTACTGCGGGCGTTCGGAAAACTAATGTGGCTACGCGTTTCTACCTGCACGCAAGCGGAGCGATAGCCACACCTAACAATCCAGGCTTCGACGCTGGATGGGAGCAGACGGGGCAGGCCATACGCCGCCCGATGGACGTTAAAAGTCGGCAGGGGGCGTTGACCACCCTTACGGATTCGAGCGCCATTACCGTCCCGATCACGACTACGCAGGACATTCTCTGCTATCAGTTCGTGTCGAATCAAGTGTTCAAGCCTGCGAAGTTGGACACTTCGATCACGTTCTCGATGGTGCAACGATTTCTGGAGAGCGCGACGACAGCGAACTGCACGATTGCGTGCAGCCTCCGCGCGTTTGATATACTTGGCTTGGCGTCGCTTGGCACGCTGTTTTCGGTATTTACTGGCGGCACGGAGTTTGGGACAACGGCTTCGACCAGGATTGTTAGTGCAAGCGCCATCACAGCCCTCCAAATCGACCAACTGTACCGCCTCGTGTTGGAGGTTGGAGCGCACGCCGCCGCGCCCACGGCTGGAACAACGTACACCGCCCGGACGGGATCGAGCGCGGCGTCGGACTTTGCCTTGACGAGCGGCCTCACCACGGACCTGAATCCGTGGATGGAGTTGAGCAAGAATCTGAACGGGACCGTATTACAGAACTACATGGGCGTGCATGGTAGCGGAGGCGGCTTCGGGGAGTCTCTGCGGTGAGTTTCAAACAGCTACGCTCGAAGTACTTCAAGTTCCCGCACGCTTCGCCCGCGTCTTCAAACACATATGTCTTGACGGCGGACATGGGCACGTTCGTCCTGACGGGCATTGCCGCGGCGCTCCAGCACAACGACGATCTCGTGGCGGCCACTGGCGCCTTCGTCGAGTCAGGAAAGGCGGCGAACCTGCTGCACGGCTACGTCGTATCGGCGGTCAAGGGCACGTTCGTCGAGACGGGCAACGCGGCGGCCTTCCCGCGCACCTACAACCTGACGGCCGCCAAGGGCACGTTCGCCGAGACGGGCAACGTGATAAACTTACTTGTGGGACGTGTAGTTAGCGCGGCCCTCGGGACGTTCGTCGAAACCGGGGTCGCCAGCGCGTTCGAGCGCGGCTACGTCGTCCCTGCCAGTGTCGGTCCTTTCGTCTTGACCGGGAACGCTGCCAACCTGATCTACAGCGGAGCGGTGGCGGGAAGTCCTACGTCAATGGCACAGAACCCTTTCCTTGCCAGCCCCCCGCGCGGCATGAACCGGAGGTAACGCATGGCTGCGTCCGAAGTAGGCATCTACAATGCGGCGCTCCAGAAACTCGGTGTGTCGCGCAAGCTCGAGTCGGTCGATCAAGACCATCCCAACGCTCGCACGATGAACCTCGCCTACGATCGTATTCGCGACGCGGAGCTTCGTCGGTACGATTGGGGGTTCTCTATCCGGCGCGCGTCGATCGCGGCCGACGGCTCGCAGACGGAGTGGGGCGACTGGAACCGCTACAGCATCCCGAACGACTTCCTGAAGCTGATGCGGGACGACGAGAGCAACCAGGCGACCGACTGGCGCATAGAGGGCGGCGCGGAAGGCGAGGGCACGTTCATCGTGACAGCCGATGCGTCACCCCTGGACATCCGCTACATCGCCAAGGTGCTCGACCCGAACGCGTACGATCCGCTGTTCCGCGAGGCAGTCGCGAGCAAGATGGCGCACGACACTTGCAAGGAAGTCACCGGCAGCACGGAACTGAAGACTTCGCTCATGCAGGACTACAACTTCGCCATCGGCGAAGCGAAGCGCATCGGCGCCATCGAGAAACCGGCGCAGCGCTTCCCCGAAGACTCGTGGGTCAACGCGAGACTGTAGATGGCACGCGCTTCCAAGATCCAGAACGCATTCGACTCAGGCGAACTAAGCAGCCTGCTGCTCGGGCGCCAGGACTTCGACAAGTACGACCACGGCATGTTCGTGTGCTTGAACGGGCTCCCGCTCGTTCAAGGACCGTGGACGCGCCGCCCAGGTACGGCGTTCTTGCATCAGTGCAAGTACAGTGACAAGCCGACGCGCCTCTTCCCGTTTCAGTTCTCGACGACCGACACGTACGTTCTCGAGTACAACAATTTCGACGGCGCGATTCGATTCTACACGGATCACGGCATCCTGACGCAAGCGTCGCAGAGCATCACGGCTATCACGAAGGCGAACCCTGGCGTTGTGACGAAGGTCGCGCACGGTTACGTCGACAACGCTCGTCTTCAACTGCACGACGTACTTGGCATGACGCAGTTGAACAACATGGAAGTTCAAGTAAGGAATTCAACCGCCGATACGTTCGAGTTGTGGACAGCAGAAGGCAATCTGTTCGATCCGATCTACACGAAGATCGACACGACGAATTTCGGCACGTTCACGTCCGGTAGTATGGCGAAGATATTTGAGGTTGGCACCGGCTTGTTCGCTGACCCCATCAGTCAGGTACGATTCACGCAGTCGGCGGACGCGGTGTATATCACGCACCCGAGCGCCAACCCGTTAGTACTCACGCGCGCTTCGGCGTTGTCGTGGTCGATTGCGGCGCTGGTATTCACCGACGGGCCGTATGATAAGGTCAATACGACTACAACTACACTCACGCCGAGCGCAGCGACGGGAAACATCACGTTGACGGCCAGCGCGGTAACGGGCATCAATGGCGGCACAGGTTTTGTTTCCACAGATGTCGGTCGGCTTATTCGGCTGCAAGAAGGTACGACGTGGGGCTACGTGCAGATCACAGCGTTCACCGACACGACGCACGTCAACGCTACTGTGCTCTCGACACTCACCAACACGAACGCGAAACTTAATTGGCGCATGGGAGTGTGGTCAAACACGACGGGTTGGCCGGCGTGCTCGGCGTTCTACGAGGATCGCCTGTACTTCGCCGGGGCGTCGTCCTTCCCGCAGCGCTTCGACGGATCGAACGTCGGTCAGTACACAAACTTCTCGCCCTCGGCCACGGATGGCACTGTCTCGAGCGCAAATGCCGTATCCGGGCTGTTGAATTCGGACGACGTGAACGCCATCCGGTGGATGTCGCCGCACGACAAGGGACTGCTGATCGGCACGACGCGTAGCGAGTGGTTGATTCGGGCGACGACGCAGGGAGAGGCGGTAACGCCCACGAACATAACGTACAAAGTGCAGACATCGCGCGGAAGCGCGAATGCCGCTGCCGTTCGCGCTGCGCGCACGTCACTTTTTATCCAGCGCGGCGGCAGAAAGCTACGCGAGATGGCGTTCCGGTGGGAAGTAGACGGATTTATGACACCCGACCTGGCGCAACTTGCCGAGCACATCACGTCCCCGAGCATAACGGAGCTTGCGTACCAGGAACAGCCGCAAGCGATCGTGTGGGCTATTCGATCGGATGGCGTGCTCTTGGGAATGACGTACGACCGCGATGCTGGTGTCGTAGCGTGGCACCGGCACGAACTCGGCGGCTCGAGCACTGCGGACGGCCTGACCATTCCGCTCGTAACCAGTATGGCGGTCGTCGTCGACCCGACAGAGACGCGCGACGAGTTGTATCTGATCGTCAACCGCTACATCAACGGCGGCACGAAGCAGTACATCGAGTACATGAGCGACATTTGGGCTGCCGGCGACGTGCAAGAGGATGCGTTCTACGTCGATAGCGGCACTACCTCGCTTGCGTCTTCTACCAATACCGTGACAGGGCTACTGAAC